CTAACCCAGTTGTAGATATACGAGATACGGGGCGTAACTCAGCGAAGTCGCTAGACGTTCAAGCCCTTTCAGATAATGTAATTACTTCAGCAACATCTGCTACTACAGGAACTATTGCTGTAACGGCTAACGCTACTTATGATGTTAGCTTTACTCAACCTGCTGACACTTCAATTAAAAATCTTATTATGATTGCTAATGGTAACTTGGTTACTGGTGGCTCTTCAGGTGACGATATTGATTTTGACTTAGGAACAGCAGCAGGTGGTGGACAGATTATTGATGAAAAAGCTATTGCAGACGATGGTGGCAGTGCTGTTACTATTACAGCTAACACCCCTTTGTATATTATTAATAATGGAATTCCTGCCGCAGCTAATGGCTTTTCTACCATGAATGGTGGCCCAGCTACTTCAGAAGCAATGACTCTTGCAGGTTCTTTATATAGCGCTGCTGCACGTACTTTGCACATCCGATTAAAGCCTCTTGCAAGTAATTTAGCAACAGCAGCAACTACGGCTACTTTTTTAATTGAGTTCCAGCATCTTGGTGTGACTCCAGATTAATAAATTATGGATGAAAATAACTTAACATCAAATGAACTGTACTTTGAGCAAGTAGAAGACGAACAGGGACTCCAGCTTACACTAGAGGAGTCCTTACGTAATAACTTTGTTGGTCTTCTTATGGATCGTTATGAACAGGCTGAAAGTGCTAGAGACTTAGATGAAAGACGCTGGCTAGAAGCGTATCATAATTATCGTGGTTTATACGGTAAAAACGTACGCTTTAGAGAATCTGAAAAGTCTAGAGTATTTGTTAAAGTAACTAAAACAAAAGTACTGGCTGCTTTTGGACAATTAGTAGATGTTATTTTTGGAGCTAATAAGTTTCCTATTGGTATTGCAGAAACTAAAGTACCAGAAGGTATTAGCGAGTATGCTCATCTAGATCCACAAAATCCGTTACCGGGTATTGAAACTAGTCAAGAAGAAGCTGCAGAGTTTCCAGAAAAGAAAGAGGAGAATCCATTTGACGTTGGTTACGAAGGTGACGGGCGTGTACTTAAGCCGGGAGCGACCTTTGGGTCAGGAGGTTTTGAAGAAACATCAATTGAAGAAGCAGCAAGCGAAAAGCTCACTGACGGACCAGCACCAAACCCACAAGTCCTTCAAGTCAGTCCTGCAAGAGAAGCTGCGCGAAGATTAGAAAAATTAATACATGATCAAATTGAAGAATCAAATGGAGCCAGCGAAATACGCAATGCTCTTTTTGAATCTGCCTTATTCGGCACAGGCATAGTAAAAGGGCCGTTTAACTTTAATAAGACACTTAGTCGCTGGGAAGAAGATGAAGAAGGACTTAGGAGATATTCTCCAATTGATGTGCGCGTTCCTCGTATTGAGTTTGTCAGCATTTGGGATTTCTTTCCTGATCCAAATGCTACAAACATAAACGAAGCAGAGTACATTTTTCACAGACATAGAATGAACCGTACTAAATTACGGTCTTTGGCAAGGATGCCATACTTTAACAAAGATGCAATTCGTGAAGCTCTAGTAATGGGGCCTAATTACGAAGAAAAAGACTATGAACAAGAACTAAAAGACGATCATCGTTCTGATGAATCAGGGTCTGGACAGTTTGAAGTTCTAGAGTATTGGGGAGTTATGGATGCAGAATATGCTCGCCAAGTTGGTATGGATATACCAGAGGAAGTAGATGACCTAGATGAAGTACAAGTAAACGCTTGGATCTGCAACGGTCAAATGTTGAGGGCAGTAGTAAATCCGTTTACGCCTTTCAGATTGCCTTATCATGCCTTTCCCTATGAGCGTAATCCCTATAGCTTCTTTGGCATTGGGGTTGCTGAGAATATGGATGATTCTCAAAAGATCATGAATGGTCACGCTCGCATGGCAATAGACAACCTAGCGTTATCAGGATCATTAGTCTTTGATGTAGACGAAACTGCTCTTGTGGGTGGTCAGAGTATGGAAATATATCCGGGTAAAGTATTCCGAAGACAAGCAGGAATGCCCGGAACAGCTATCAATGGCTTAAAGTTTCCTAATACCTCACAAGAAAACATGATGATGTTTGATAAGTTCAGACAACTTGCAGATGAACAAACAGGTATTCCAAGCTATTCACACGGTCAAACGGGCGTCCAAAGCATGACGCGAACTGCTTCAGGTATGTCCATGCTACTTGGCGCAGCATCCCTTAATATTAAAACTGTTATTAAAAATCTTGATGATTTCTTACTTAAGCCTATGGGTGAAGCATACTTCCAGTGGAACATGCAATTCTTAGAATCTAAGTTAGATGTTAAAGGTGATTTAGAAGTAAAAGCCACAGGTACAAATAGCTTAATGCAAAAAGAAGTACGTAGCCAAAGATTGACTATGTTCTTACAAACTGCTCAAAATCCTGCTATTGCACCATTTATTAAAATGAACAAGCTAATTAGCGAGCTTGCTTACAGTCTTGACCTTGATCCAGATGAATTGATTAATGATCCTGAAGAAGCAGCTCTAATGGCTCAAATTATAGGGATGCAAAATAATGTTGGACAAGCAACTGGCCCGGAAGCTGGCCCCGGTGGTGAACAACCCGGAGGTATGGGAGCCGCTGAAGGAGTACCTCCAGAAGGCCAAGACACTGGAGCTACGGGTACTGGCGGTGGCAACATCGGAACTGGAGCTGTACCGCAGTCAGGGGAGGCTGAATTCTCTGGAACGCCTAGAGCAGTTGAAGGATAGCGTTAGAGTAGAAATGGAGAGAAAAGATGAAAAAGCTTAAAGAAAAAATAAGATCTTTATTAGCTGCAGCTAAACAAGCAGAAAGTTTGGAAGCAAAAGAAAGAATACAAGAACAACTAGACTCTTACTCTGAAGAAGAAATAAGAGAAGCTTTGAAATCTGAGGACACTCCTGAAGAAGGTCTTTTTGATACACAAGGAAGTAAAATAAGAATGGCTAAAGCAGAAGGGGGTGCTTCAATGCTTGTACCACCCGAAATGCCTGTAGATACTTTTACACCAGAAGAACAGGCAAATGCAGAAGAATCTCAACTTCCAGATAATGAAATGGAAGAAGATTACATGGATTATGTATTAGGGCAATCTCTAGACGATAGCGAACAAGAATATTTAATGGGAGCTTTGGAATCAGATCCAAGGCTCAGTGAAATCTTTGATAAGGTCGTTACGACTGCATCAGAGTTTTCTGGGGCTGGAGAGGTAGAAGGCCCCGGAACAGATGTATCAGACTCAATTCCTGCGCGATTAAGCGATGGAGAGTTTGTTATGACTGAAGAAGCTACTAGTGAAATTGGAGCAGACAATCTTCAAACAATGATGGATGATGCTGAACGACGAGCTAGTGGTGGTAAAGTTGGATTCGCAGTAGGCGGTTTATTAGACAATCCTTATGGAATGCCTAATCAACAAATGGAAGAAGATGAAGACCTTATAGAGCAATCTATGTTAGGTGCTAATCAGATGCCAAGCCTAATGGGAGGAAGACGCTAAAAAACAACAGTACGGCTACCTTGTAGTATCAAGCCCCAGATTTTAAAGACGTTTGAAATTGGCTACCTTGCAAGAAACAAGCCCCGTAGAAAAGGAGAGTACCATGTCCGAACAGGCATACGAAGAGGAAGAAGTCTCAAATCCATATAATGCACGTAAACCGTGGCAACAACAAGAGAGGAAAAAATCTCTTAGTGCTGCAGAAAGCTTGTATTACCCGGAAGAAGATGAAGAACCTCAACAGCAGAAGGCTACCCGCAAAAAGGCCCCTTCTACTGAGGATGAACCAAACACTAACTATAAAAAGCGTTACGACGATTTAAAGAAACATTATGATCAGAAGCTTTCTGAATTTAAACGAACAGAGCAAGAACTAAGGGAGCAAGCTAGAGAAGCCGAACCCCAGTACCAAGCTCCTAAGTCTCAAGAGGACTTAGATCGTTTTAGAGATGAATACCCTGATTTGTATGACACAGTAGAAACTGTAGCTCATATGAGGAGCCAGCAAGAAGTAGAAGCGTTACGTTCTAAGCTTTCTGTTATTGAACAACGAGAAGCAGAGATTGCAGCGCGAGAAGCAGAAGCGGCTCTTAAAGAAAGACATCCTGACTTTGATGATATCAGAGGAGACGATAGCTTTCATGAGTGGGCGCAGGAACAACCTGAACAAATACAAGATTGGATTTATAATAATCCTAATAATGTTACTTTAGCTGTCAAAGCGTTAGATCTTTATAAGTTAGAAACTGGGAAAGGACAAGGTACTCGCAAAAGACGTTCAAATCGCCAGCAGAGTGGTTCTGCAGCAGACATGGTATCTACTAAAACAACCAATGTAGATGCTAAGGAAGCTAAGATTTGGACAGAAAGTGAAATTGCGAAAATGTCCCTAGACCAATTTGACAGGGTTGAAGATGAAATCAAGCTTGCTATGGAAGAGGGAAGAGTTCGTAGAGGATAATCTTTTCTACTTAGGAGTAATATAACATGGCTTATAACCAATCAGACGCTCTATTTGAGCAAAGTACAGATACCAACGGTAACTTTGGTAACTCTGTATCAGGACAAACTAACTCGTTTTTCCTACCTAAAGTATATTCCAAACAGGTACTCAACTTCTTTCGGAAATCGTCAGTAGCAGAAGCTATTACGAATACCGATTACGCTGGTGAGATTTCCGGTTATGGTGATACTGTACGAATCATCAAAGAACCTGTCATCACTGTTTATCAGTATGAGCGTGGTGCAGATGTAACGCAGACTAAATTGACTGACCAAGAAGTTTCTTTGGTAGTTGATACTGCTAACGCATTTAAGTTCATCGTTGATGATATTGAAACCAACATGTCGCACGTAAACTTCCGCGATGTAGCAACCTCTTCAGCAGCTTACGCTTTGCGTGATGCTTTTGACGAAGGCGTAATTGCTACTATGATCGCTGGCGTTTCTGCTTCAAGCCCGAACCACATCCTTGGTTCTGATAACGCAACTGACCTCGCTGCTGGCACTTTTGACGGTACTGGTAACTTAGACATCGGTTTTGGTTCAAGTGAGCATGACCCAATTGATGTTCTTTCTCATATGGCCCGTCTCCTTGACGAAGCTAATATTCCAGAAGAAGGTCGTTGGTTCTTGGCTAATCCAGAGTTTTATGAAGTACTTGTACAAAGTTCTTCTAAGCTCTTGTCAGTTGACTACAACGCTGGTCAGGGTTCCATCCGTAATGGTTTGGTAAGCTCTGGTAAGCTCCGTGGTTTTGATATGTATAAAACTAACAACATTGCTGCAACTACTAACGCTGCAGGTCAATGTCTTGCTGGACACATGTCTTCTACAGCTACGGCTCAGACGATTACCAGCACTGAAGTAATTCGTGACCCGGATAGCTTTGGTGATATCGTGCGTGGTCTTCACGTATACGGTGCCAAAGTACTGCGACCAGATGCTCTGGTTTCAGCTTTCTACGGTATTGACTAATAAGGGGCGGGGGTGTAAAAGCCCCCAATCTTTTTGTAAGGATTTATAAATGCCACAAATAGGTAACAATGAAAATCCCGTAATGTTTAGGAAAGCGATTGTATCTAAAGATAGTCGTTTTCGTAAGGGTTTTGATAAAGATAAATACCAAGAAAACTATGATCGTATTTTTGGTAATAAAACAGAATTAGAAATAGCTAGAGAAACTTCTAAAACTTTTAGCATGGAGCAAGATTAATGTACGATAAAAAGAAAATGTATGGCGGTAACATGGTAGACAGAATGCAAGGGCAAATGAAAACTCAAATGGCTCGCGGCGGTTATATGCATGGTGGTAAAGCTATGAAAAGTAAAGCAGATATTTCTGCTATGGAAAAAGCTTGTAGTGCTAAAGCTGGTAAAAATAATAGCGTATCGTACTAATGAAAGTAGATGCTCCTAAAGGCTATCATTGGATGAAAACCGGAAAATCTTTTAAAATTATGAAAGATCCTAAAGACGGTTTTAAGCCACACAAAGGCGCAAGTAAATCAGTTGATTTTCCAGTACAGAAGGTTCATAAAAAATAATGGCTACTACATTTCTTCAGTTAACAAATGAATTGCTACGCGAACTTAATGAGGTTGCTTTAACTTCCGCTACGTTTGCTAATGCTATTGGCGTACAGCAACATGCTAAAGACTGTATTAACAGAGCTTACTTAGATATTGTTAATGAAGAACCTCAGTGGCCTTTTTTATCTACAGGTGAAAGCGGTGAGACTGATCCTATGTACGGTAATGTGTACGTAGAAACTGTAGCAGGAACACGTTGGTACGAGCTTAAACCTGCTTCTAGTAGCATTACTACTGACTATGGCTACATTGATTGGGATAACTTCCTATTAACTACTGTAGGCGTTTCAGGCGAAACAGCACCTTACACTATCCGCAATATTAAATACACAACTACTGAAGAATGGAAAGATTTTTTTAGAATTTCTCAGAATCAAGATGATGCAGATACTCAACAGTATGGTGTACCTAGTAGGGTTGTACGTAGTCCTGATAGTCGTAAATTTGGCTTAAGCCCTATTCCAGATCAAGTGTATCGTATTTGGTATTATGCTTTTGATCTACCTACACAGCTAGATGCTTTTGGAGATGCAATTGTATTTCCTGATACCTATAAACCTGTGCTGATGGCTAGAGCAAGATATTTTATGCATCAGTTTAAAGAAAACTCACAAGCTGCTGCGTTTGCTTTAGAAGACTATAAGCGTGGTTTAAAGCTAATGAAGCTGCATTTAATGGAACCTACGCCCGGATATTTTAAAGACGATAGAATGAGATTTATCTGATGTCACAGCCTTGGGGATATTCTTGTAAGGGTGGACTAAATGTCAACCTAAACCAGCTAGAAATGCTTCAACAGCCGGGACAAGCTACTAAGCTTCGTAACTTTGAAGTAGATCCTGACGGTGGCTATAGGCGTATTGACGGCTATTCTTTATTTGGAGACACACGGCCTAATGGCGGTGAAGTTATTTTAGGAATGGCAGTATATGCTGACGGCGTTATTGTTTGTTCAGGAACTGGTATATTTTTTAGTGTAGATGGTGAAGATACTTGGCTACAGCTTAACAAAGCTTCTGTAGCTTCTAGCGGTGATAACTATAGTACCTTTACAGGTCGTTCAGTTGCTGCTAGAAATAGCCAAGGTCGTTGCACCTTTGCAGTCTATGAAGGTACTTCAGATTACGGAGAAATTGTAATCTGTGATGGAGTCAACGAGCCGTTTTTATTTCAAATGACAGGTACTGGCGGTTTAGAAACACGTACTTTTTTCGCTAAAGAAATAACAGTAAGCGGTACTGTAGGCCCCGCAATAGCAGTTATACATGATAAACATCTTGTAGTTGCTGGTGATGCGTCCTCTAAAAACACTGTGTATTATAGCGGTACAAATGACATTGATAGCTTTAGCAGCACAGGATCAGGCAGCGTAGTAATTTCTGATGCTGTTGTAGGACTAGCAAGCTTTCGTGGTGACTTAATTATTTTTGGTCGTAACAGCATACAAAAACTTTCTAACATAAATAATTCTAGCACTGTTGCAGTAACACCTATTACAACTAACGTGGGTTGTTTATCTCATGGAAGCATTCAAGAAATTGGTGGAGATATTTTATTTTTAGCTCCAGACGGTGTACGTACTATCGCAGGTACTGCTAGAATTGGTGACGTTGAGTTAAGTTCTGTAAGTAGACAAATACAAGACCTTATTAAAGAAATATCACTAAACTCTGCTAATATTATTACAAGTGCAGTTTTAAGAAGCAAGTCTCAATATAGATTATTTTACAGTACATCAGGAGCAAGCCCTAATACAGCTAAAGGTATTATAGGAACTTTAACATCTAACGGTTTTGCGTGGTCAGAGACATTAGGTATTCAAGCACTAGGATTAGCTTCTGATTTAGATTCAGACAACGTAGAAAGAATATATCACGGCGATAAAGACGGTTACGTTTATAACCATACAAGTGGTAATTCTTTTTATAATGCTGGTACATTAGTAGATATTTCTGCTATGTATGAAACACCTAATTTTGATTTTGGTGATGTAGGAACAAGAAAAACTTTAAAATACGCTAGAGTTTCTTTTAGTCCTGAAGGAGAAATTCTTCCTAGCTTTAGAGTACGTTATGATTATGAAGATCCTAGCATACCTCAACCAGAACCTTTTGCTGTATCTACAATTGCACTACCTGCTATTTTTGGCACAGCAACATTTAACGCGGTAACCTTTGGAGCAACTACTGACCCTATGGAAAGAATTACTTTAGAAGGCTCTGGCAATACATGTAGCTTTAGAATTTTTAGTGAGGATCAAAAAGCATCATACGCTGTAAACGGTATTTACATAGATTACATGCCTTCAGGCAGGAGATAAATTAATGGCTCAGAATTATACAAGACAAAGTTCGTTTGCTGATGGCGATACAATTACAGCGGCGCTATTTAATAATGAATTTAACCAAGTAGTAAATGCTTTTACATACTCTGCAAGCAGTGCCAGCTCTACTGGACACAGGCACGATGGAAGTGCTGGACAAGGCGGTAATATTCCTCAGATTGGTGATTTAGATTTTAATAACAAAATTGTAGTAGATGCTACTAATAACAGATGGGGAGTATTCGTTGAAGTTAGTGGGTCAGCTGTTGAGCAAATTAGGATTCAAGATGGGGCTATTGTTCCTGTTACTGATAATGATATTGATCTTGGAACATCCTCATTGGAGTTCAAAGATTTATTCTTGGATGGAACAGCTCATGTTGATACTCTTGACGTTGATGTCAACGCCACGGTTGCTGGAACTTTAGGAGTAACAGGTGCTGCTACACTATCCAGTACATTAGGCGTTACAGGCGCTACTACACTATCTAGTACATTAGGCGTTACCGGAGCTATTACAGGCTCTAGTACCTTACAGGCAACTACTATTACAGCCACTACAGCCTTTGTTCCTGACGCAAGTGACGGTGCTTCACTAGGTACAGTGTCTTTAGAGTTTAGTGATCTTTTTCTTGCTGACGGTGCGCTTATTGCTTTTGGAGACGATCAAGATGTAACACTGACTCACCTTGCAGATGCTGGTTTACTTTTAAATGGTGCAAGAGGTTTATTTTTTAACGATACTACTCAATACATTAATGCTCCTTCTGGTACTGTATTAGATATTGCAGCTACTGATGAAATTGAACTTAATGCTACGCTTGTAGATGTTAATGCTAATTTAGATGTATCAGGCACTGTAACAGCTACAGGTACTTCAGTATTTGCAAGTCTTGATATTTCTGGAGACATTGATGTAGATGGTACAGCCAACTTAGATATTGTAGATATTGATGGTGCAGTAAACATTGCAGCCACCACAACTGTTGCCACTGATAATAAAATACAATTTAGAGATGCTGCAATCTATGTAAACTCTAGTACTGATGGGCAGCTTGATATTGTTGCTGATACTGAAGTTCAGATTGCTACTACCACTGTTGACATTAACGGTGCTGTAGATATTTCAGGTAACTTAGATGTAGGCGGCAACTTAGTAGTAACAGGAACAACTACATTTAATGGTGGTACACTTACTTTAGGTGATGCAGCTTCAGATAACGTAGTATTTGGTGCAGATGTAAACTCAAGTATTATTCCTAATACTGATGCTACTTTTGATTTAGGAAGCTCTTCACAGGAATGGAGAGACTTGTACGTAGATGGTACAGCTTATGTAGATGCTATTAATTTTAATGGTACTGCAATTTCTGCTACAGCAGCAGAGTTAAATATCTTAGATGGTGTCACAGCAACTGCTGCTGAACTAAACATAATGGATGGTGTAAATGCTACAACAGCAGAATTAAACACTTTAGACGGTATCACAGCCGTTGTAGGAGAGCTTAATGCATTAGACCTTGGCAGCACTGCTATAGGTACTGCAATAGCTTCTAAAGCAGTTATACTTGATTCTAATAAAGACTATACAGGCGTTCGCAACCTTACTATTAGTGGTGAGTTAGATGCTGCTACGTTAGACATTTCAGGTGACATAGACGTAGACGGGACTGCTAACCTTGATGTCGTGGACATTGATGGTGCTGTAGATATGGCAAGCACGCTGCAAGTAGATGGTGCTATTACGTCTTCTGCTGGCGCTACGATTACGGTTGCTGATAACTCAGATAATTTGACGCTTACTACCACAGATGCAGATGCTAGTTCTGGGCCAAACCTCAGAATGTATAGAAACTCCGCATCTCCAGCAGACTCAGATGAATTGGGGAATATCTTATTTCAAGGCAGAAATGACAATTCTCAAGATGTCGTATATGCAACCATTGAAACCTTTGCATTAGATGTAAGTGATGGCACAGAAGATGCTGTGCTTAACTTTAACGTGATGCAAGCAGGATCATCTATCTCATTCTTTAAAGGAAATAATACGGAAGTTGTAGTCAACGATGATTCAAATGATCTTGACTTCCGCGTTGAGTCAAACGGCAACGCTAACATGCTGCATGTAGATGGTGGTAATGATGGCGTTGGCATTGGAACCACTGGAGCGAGTTCGGTTGCTTTAACCGTAAAAGCTACAGGAAACACAGACTCTGCCTTAGTAGTACAACAAGTAGGTAGCACGGATGGTTGGGGATTGATCCCTGATAACACCAACGGAAATTTGGACTTTGTTAGAATTGGTGGCGGGGCTGGTACTTATTTCAGACTTTCAAACGATGGTTCTGTATCTACCCCAACCGCAGGAACATCCAACTTACGCTTAGGCGTAAACGCTGGAGACAGCATCACCTCTGGCGGCAATTACAACGTGGTCGTGGGCGATGAAGCGGGTACTGCGATTACTACTGGTGATGGTAATGTTGCTGTTGGTTATCAAGCAGGAGATGCTCTTACCACGGGAATTAGAAATATCGCCATAGGTAAAACAGCGTTGGGAGCCGCTACAACTTCGGATTACAACACTGCTATTGGCTATGAAGCTATGGGCTTGAACACAACAGGCACAAGGAACACTGCTCTTGGAGTGCAGGCTTTATATAGCAATGTAGACGGTGATAACTCTGTAGCTATTGGTTATGAAGCACTATTTAATCAAGACCCAGCCTCTAATGTTGATATGTATAACGTAGCAGTTGGATATGCGGCAGGTAAAGCAGTAACCACAGGCA